TTCAAGCATGACCACACCTGGGTGATGAAAGAAATAAAGGCAGTCTGATGGCTCTGACAACCTACACCGAATTGAAGGCATCCATTGCAGACTGGCTCAATCGGTCAGACCTGACGGCCGCCATTCCTGACTTCATCTCTCTGGCCGAGGCGCAGATGGAACGCACGCTGCGCACCAGACAGATGATCGTCAGGGCCAATGCCTCATTCAATGCCGAGTACGGCGCAACGCCCAATGACTTTTTGGAGGTCAAGTCCTTCAAACTGAGTGGCACTAATCCAGTTACCCCGCTGTCGTTCATGACTATAGATGCGCTGGATGCAGAGGCAACAAAATTCACAGCCAGCGGCAGGCCAAGTTTCTTTGGGGTGGTTGGCCAGCAGTTTCGGCTTGTCCCAACGCCAGATTCCAACTATGCAACAGAGTTGACTTACTACGCAAAAATAAGCAAGTTGTCGGCGTCAGTCGCAACAAACTTTATTTTGGAGTCCAGCCCAGACGCATATCTCTACGGAAGTCTGCTACAGGCTGCGCCATATCTCAAAGATGATGAGAGAATCCAAGTGTGGGCAACGATGTACGAGCGTGCCTTGAATGACCTGCAAGTCGCTGATGACCGAGGTGCGACATCAGGCGGTGCGCTTTACCCGTGCAAAAACTTTTGGATGAATATGATTACGACCACCAAAGGCGAGATGGACGAGTCACTGCTTGAAAAGCGTGAGGGGTCAGTGGAGAACGACACCGAGACAACGACTTGGGTCGAGTACTGGCTTGATGGCGAGTTGGTGCATCGATCCGTCCACATGGCGCTCAAGCGCAGTGTTTTTGCTGATGGCATTACTGAACAAATTTAGGGAATAAATCATGGCAAATACTCAGGCAATGTGTACAAGTTTCAAAGGTGAGCTGCTTGTCGGTCACCACAACTTTGGCACGGGCGTCATCCGAGCCGCAACGACTGCCGACACCTTCAAGGCTGCGCTGTATTTGGCATCTGCCACTGTTAATGCCGCCACCACGGCCTACAGCGCTACCAACGAGGTATCAGGCACTGGCTACACTGCCGGCGGCGTGACAGTGACTTTTGGCACTGCGCCAAGCACCAGCGGCACGACTGCCTTTGTGACCCCCAGCGCCAGCATCACTTACTCTGCTGTCACGCTGTCGACAGCGTTTGATGCTGTCCTGATCTACAACAGCACACAAACCAACAAGGCGGTTAGCGTCCACACCTTTGGTTCACAGACAGTGACCGCTGGAACATTCACGCTGACCATGCCCGTCAATGATGCCAGCACCGGCCTGATTCGGCTGGCTTAAAGGGGCAGCAGCATGGCTGCTTATGGGACAGGCTATTACGGCCTTGGCGTTTATGGCATAGGCAATGTTGTCATCAGCGGCAACCAAGCGACTGGTTCTGCTGGTAACTTGCTGGCCGACAGGTCTGTCCAAGAGGACGGGACGATTGCCACAGGCAATGTCGGCACAGTCGGGCTGACTATATCCCTTGCCATCACCGGCAATGCGGCCACGGGCGCTGTTGGCTCTGTATCGGTATCCTCGACCAACGCAGTCACCGGCAATGCGGCCACGGGTGCAGTTGACAGCGTTACCCCGAGTCTTGTATTTGCTGCCACCGGCAACACGGCCACTGGCTCTGTCGGCTCTGTCAGTGTCACCAGCACAACGGCGGCCACCGGCAACAGCGCCACAGGTGCTGTGGAGACAATGCCGAGCGAGGTCATTACTTTCCAAGACATCACTGGTGTTGAGGGTACAGGGTCAGTTGACAGTGTTGGCAGTGTCATCACAGTTGAAATCAGCGGCAATGCGGCCACTGGCGCTGTTGGCATCATCTTTGGATTCGGCTGGGGTGCGATACCCGACTCGGCAGAAACCTACACGGCAATCGGTGACACGGCTGAGACTTACACGACAATCAGCGATACGGCAGAAACTTACACACCGATCAGCGACAGTGCAGAAACTTGGGCTGTAATCGTTGATAATTCTGAGACTTGGACACCTATTTAGGAGCAACGCATGGCAGATACCACCACCACCAACCTACTGCTGACAAAGCCAGAGGTAGGGGCATCGACAGACACTTGGGGGACTAAGGTCAACACCGACCTGGACTTAATTGACGCGCTGTTTGATGCAGGGCCATTGCTCAAGGTCACAAAGGGCGGCACGGGTGTCGGCACTTCAACCGGCTCGGGCAACAATGTTTTAAGCACCAGCCCCACGCTGGTCACGCCAATCTTAGGCACGCCGACTTCTGGCACTTTAACAAATGCAACAGGTCTGCCATTAACCACTGGCGTGACGGGAACTCTGCCTGTTGCAAACGGCGGCACTGGCGCAGCAACACTAGCAGCGAACAATGTAGTTCTTGGAAATGGAACTTCTGCTGTGCAATTAGTTGCCCCAAGCACATCTGGAAATGTGCTGACATCCAACGGAACGACATGGACAAGTGCTGCTGCAGGTGGCAGCGCATATATCGGCGGTAGAGGCCAAGTATTTACAAGTACTGCGGATTTTACTGTTCCCACGGGAGTCACAGCAGTCAAAGTAACTGTTATTGGTGGCGGCGGTAATGGAGCATCAGTAACCAGCACTGGCCTAGCTGGCGCTGGTGGCGGTGGCGCTGGAACTGCCATTGAATTTGTTACCGGACTTACACCCGGCGCCACTGTAACTGTTACTGTTGGCACTGCGGGTAATACATCTTCATTTGGTTCTTTTTGTTCAGCTACTGGTGGAACATCTGTGGCAACTAACGGCACTACCGGCGGCGCTGGAGGCGCAGGGTCTGGTGGAAATATAAACCTAACAGGCGGCGCTGGTGCAAATAATAGCTATGATTCCGCTAGTATGTCAGGGGCTGGCGGCGGTACAATTTCTGCTGCTGAGAGAAGTATTGAGTTTACTATTTCATGTAGTAATCCAAAATTTCTAGGTGTTCCCGGTGTTGGAATGTTTGGAGTAGGGGGTATAAGTAAAAATAAAGGTGACGTTACTGGCGCTCAAACGGGTGGAGCTGCTAGTGGATTTGGGAATGGTGGTGGCGGTGGATGCACCTCAAATACTACTGACGCCACTGGTGGCGCTGGCTCTGCCGGTATTGTAATTGTGGAGTTTTAAAAATGAAAAACGCATTGATTTCCCCAAACGAACAGGTTTCTTACATCTCTGCATGGGATGGGCAAACGCCTGTTTTCACTGTAATCGGTCAGCGTGTAGCACAGGTTGAAAATAATCAATTTGAAGTTGCGCCGCCATTGTTCTGGCTTGAATGCGCGGATGATGTAACTGCAATTGGCTTTTACTACAGCCAAAATAGTCTGGCAATTGTTCAGATTCCAGAATCGCCGCCACAGCCTGAACTGGTTCAGCCCGTCACCACTGGTTCGCAGACGCTATGAACATTTCAGCGCCAAGTCATTCCGTAACTTATGACGGCGCGGTAATGAATGTCTACCACTGCAATACAGGTGAAGGACTGCCGCGCCATGAGCATGTTTATGCTCACTTAACCATGTGCCATGCTGGTAGCTGCATTCTTAGAAAAGAAGGCCGTGAGCTTGTGATGACCAAGCACACCCAACCAGTAAACCTGACGGCAGCAGAGTGGCATGAGATCGAGGCGCTTGAGGACGGCACTGTATTTGTCAATGTATTTGCTGAAGGTAAGGTTTGACACCATGAGCCAAATAGACGCAACAGATGCCAAGCTAGCCACGCACGAAGAGATTTGCGCCATCAGGTACGAGAACATTCAAAGATCCTTTGAATCTGGCAGCAAGCGCATGAGCCGCATTGAGTACATCCTCTACGCACTGATTGCTGTCACTTTGCTCGGGCCAGGTTTCGCTGCCGAGATGCTAAAGAAAATCCTGATGTAATCATGGACGCGCTGCCGCCACCACCGCCAGTGGCGCAAGCACCTGCCCCAATTTATGAATGCGTGAGATGGTCATGGTCATCTGATAGGCTCTTGGTTTGGTGTTTGAGGTGGCGGGAAAAAGGTAAACCAGAGCCTAAGAAGGTAGTAGAAAGTGATTGATCCTCTTACAGCGCTAGCAGGTATACAGGCAGCAGTCGCGCTGATCAAGAAGGTCAGCAAGACTGTTGACGATGTATCGTCTCTCGGCCCTGTCCTTGGAAAGTATTTTGATGCCAAGTCTACGGCAACCAAAGCTGCTGTCCAAGCCAAGAAGTCCAAGTCCAGCATGGGTACGGCCATCCAGATTGAGATGGCACTTGACCAGGCCAAGCGCTTTGAGGACGAGTTACAACTGCTGTTCATGCAGTCCGGCAAAGTAGATGTCTGGAACAAAATTAAGTCTCGCGCAGCGGCAATGGATGTGGAGTCTGCACATGACGCACGCAAAGAAAAAGAGGCAGCAGCAAGGCACAAGAAAGAGATGGATGAAGTCATTGAGATCGTGCTGGTGACGCTTGTCCTCTTTGCAATTCTTGGGGTTATTGGGTATTTCACCTTTGGCATTCTTGCGCAGCGCGGGTGAGATATGGCAGATGAACGCCTTGCCTTGGTTGACAAAATTCTGGCCTATGTGTCCAGTCCCTTCCGGCTGTTCGCTCTTGTACTTATGGCGGTGCTGACCTTTGCAGGGTATTTTGTATATACAAACCAAGACCTGCTGATTGGCGCTTACAAAGAGTCTAAAAAGATTCCATCCATTGCAGAAGACCGCGTAGAAGACGCAGCAGCGCACCTGTTTAAGCAGACAGGCGCTTTGGTGGTGGCGGTCTTTAAAGTGAACTCAATGTTTGGCACAAGAATTGTGTACCGCGCCTACGGGAAGAACGGCAGGGATCGCACACTTGATGGACTTGATGTGGGCCTGTTTACAGTCAACCAAAATAATAATGCCGATGTGATTAAGCTGATGGCCAGCGAGATTCCTTGCGGCGAATACAAATCTGCCCAGAGCGAAATGGGGCTTTGGTATATTGCCAAGGGCGTGGCCTACACATGCCGCATCAGCGTGCCACCAGAGCCTGGGCGCTTTGTCGGACAGATCACAGTCGGCTGGGCAGAAAAGCCAATCGATGAGGAGCAAACAAAGGCAATGCTGCAGATTGCCGCAACGATGTTATCAAGGAGTAAACAGTAATGGATTGGTTAAAACAAATTGCGCCCACAATTGCCACGGCAATGGGTGGCCCACTTGCAGGCATGGCGGTGTCGGCTATCTCTAAGGCTATCGGTGTTGACCCTGACAAGGTGGGCGACCTGATCTCCAACAACAAGCTGTCAGCAGAGCAAATTGCTCAAGTCAAGATGGCTGAGATCGAACTGCAAAAGCAAGCGCAAGAGCTTGGCCTCAACTTTGAAAAGCTAGAGGTCGAGGATAGGAAGTCTGCGCGGGAGATGCAGGCCACCACCCGCAGCCTGATGCCACCAATACTTGCGGGTACAGTCACAGTGGGCTTTTTTGGCATCATGGTGATGATGTTTATTGGCAAAGTGGACAGCGCCAACCCTGCCATCTTGATGATGCTGGGCAGCCTTGGCACGGCATGGACAGGCATCATTGCTTATTATTTTGGCAGCAGCGCTGGCTCACAAGCCAAGACCGATTTACTCTCTAAGGCAGGGCCAGTGAAATGACCGAAGACCAGCTTGTCGAAATGCACATCGACCCGTCATGGCTTGAGCCACTGACGGCAGCGTTTACGAGGTTTGAGATCAACACGCCAGAACGCCAAGCGGCATTTATCGGCCAGTGCGCCCATGAGTCGGCCAACTTCAAGACCCTGCAAGAAAACCTGAACTACAGCGCCAAGGGCTTAAACGCCACATGGCCCAGCCGTTTTCCGTCAGAAGCCGAAGCGCAACCCTATCACCGCCAGCCTGAAAAGATTGCCAATAAGGTCTACTCTGGCCGCATGGGCAACCTAGATGAGGGCGATGGCTGGAAGTACCGAGGCCGTGGCCTGATCCAGTTGACCGGCAAGGACAATTACCGGCTGGCCTCTGATGCCTTGGGCGTGGACTTTATCGCTGACCCTGACCTTGTGCTAACCAAAGAATATGCTGCCCTGACAGCGGCTTGGTACTGGAACAAGCGCGGCCTGAACAAAGAGGCAGACGCCAAAGACTTTACAGGCATGACAAAAAAGATCAACGGCGGCGTGATCGGCTTGGCCGACAGGGTGGCGCACATCAACACGGCACTTGGTGTTTTGACTGCATAAGGTGAAATAATCACCTCATGGCCAATGTCAAGCAACAGTTAGATGTCCCGTCAATCCCCAGCCTTGGCTTTGCGCCAGAGGGGTATGAGCGCAGGTACTTTGCTGAAAACAATGGTGCGCTGAACGGCTATTTTAGAAAGCTCATCAGCACACTTGGCTCACTGTTTGGGCCAAGGGGCGGCAAGTTCATGAACAACCCGCACGGGGCTTTTCAGGACTCAACCGACCAGACGGCGGCCAACACCACCACGGCCTACGCCGTCACATTCAACACGACAGACTTCAGCAATGGCGTGACAATAGCCAGCAACAGTCGAATCACAGTGGCCGACAGCGGGATCTGGAACTTGCAGTTTTCCATTCAGTTTACAAATACGACAAATGCCTCGCAGGATGTGGATGTCTGGTTTCGGGTCAATGGTACAAATGTGGCCAATTCAAACAGTCGATTTGGCTTTGCACCACGAAAGGGTGTTGGAGATCCGTATCACATCATTGCGGCCATAAATTACTTTGTGAGCTTGAATGCGACTGATTATGTGGAGATCATGTGGAGGCCAACCGACATCGGTGTTCAAATTGAGCAGTACGCTGCCAGCGCAAGCCCCACACGGCCAGCAGTGCCATCGGCCATCGTCACGATGAGCTTTGTGTCCAACCTACCGACAATATAGCCATGTACATCCCACTCAAATTACCACCAGGCATCTATAGGAACGGCACGGAGTACCAAGCTGCGGGGCGCTGGTATGACGCGAATCTGGTGCGCTGGTACGAGAACACCTTGCGGCCTATGGGTGGCTGGAGGAAACGCTCGGCAAGCCAGATGACGGGTCTGTGCAGGGGCTTTATCACTTGGCGCGACAACGATGGAGAGCGCTGGATTGCGGCTGGTACGCAATCCAAACTCTACGCCATGAACGAGGCGGGGACACTCAAAGACATCACGCCAACCGGATTGACTGTTGGCATTGCCGATGCCACGATCAAAACCGGCTACGGATACAGCACCTATGGCTCCTTTGCCTATGGCGTGGCCAGACCAGACTTAGGTGGCCTGATTCCGGCCACCACATGGAGTTTGGACACTTGGGGCGAGTACCTGGTGGCGTGCTCAAGCGCTGACGGCAAGCTCTACGAGTGGCAGCTTGGGTTCACCACCCCGACACTGGCAGCGGCCATCACCAACGCACCAACGGGCAACAAGGCTCTTTTAGTGACTGCCGAGCGCATCTTGTTTGCCCTCGGCGCTGGTGGCAACCCCCGCAAGGTGCAGTGGTGCGACCAAGAGGACAATACAGTCTGGACGCCACTGGCCACCAATCAGGCGGGTGATTTTGAGTTGGCCACTGTTGGCACATTGATTGCCGGCAAGCGCGTCAAGGGTGTCAACCTGCTGTTTACCGATGTAGATGTCCACACGGCTCAGTACATCGGCGCACCATTTGTGTACGGCTTTGAGAAAGCCGGATCTGGCTGCGGCCTGATCTCGGCCCAAGCTGTGGCGGCCATCGACACGGCGGCCATCTGGATGAGCAAGTCCGGATTCTGGACTTATGACGGCTATGTTAAGCCGCTGGCCAGCGATGTGTCGGATTATGTGTTCAGCAACATGAACTTCAACCAAGCATCCAAGGTCTACGCTGTCCACAACAGCCAGTTTGGTGAGATCTGGTGGTACTACCCGAGCAGCGGCAGCAACGAGAATGACAGCTATGTCACCTACAACTACCGCGAAAACCACTGGAACATAGGCTCATTAGCCCGTACCGCCGGCACTGATGCGGGTGTGTTTACCAACCCGCTGCTGGTGTCATCTGATGGCTACATCTACGAGCATGAAGTGGGCTTTGCCTATGACAGCGCCAGCGTCTACGCTGAGTCTGGGCCAGTGCAGCTTGGCAACGGCGACAACCTCATGTCTGTGCGGCAGGTTGTCCCAGATGAGCAGACTTTGGGCGAGGCAGTGGTTTCATTTAAAACCCGCAATTACCCGACTGGCGCTCAGTCCACCTTTGGGCCATATACGGCAGCCAACCCTACAGATGTGAGGTTTATGGCGCGGCAGGTCAATGTGAAGGTGACGGGTGCTGTTTTGGCTGATTGGCGCATCGGGGTGATGCGGCTGGATGCGGTGGCCAGCGGTAAACGATGAGTGATTTTGAGCATTTGAAGAGACTACGCCACCATGTGGAGGCTGCTTTAGAATACTCTGGAGGCACACATAATTTTGACGATGTTGCCGAGATGGTGGGGGATCACAGATTGCAGTT